GCTCTCTTCCATATTCTGAACATCCGCCCTAGTCAGCACCAACTTAGCCTTCGGCCTTGCCGAAATCGCCCCGACAGTCGCTTCCGAATACACAGCCGGCTTCGGGCCACCCTTCGGCGTAACCCCCGCCGCCTTCAATGCAGCCTCCACCGCCGCGTCGATCTTTCCCTGGACGCTCTTATCCGCTTCTTCCTTCACCAAGACATCATGGTTCCGAATAATCGTATCCTGGTAGACCCTTTCATAGATATCCGGCAGTCCTCTATATTGCGGCGGTAACTCTGCGACCTTTGCCTCAATTTCCCGTTCAAACCGCGCGTAGTTATCCTTCGTCCTCGGATCGAGTGCCAGAATTCTCTTGCTCTGCGCCTGCAAAGCTACCGCCGTTTGCCCCTGAATCTGTCCTACCGTTCGATCCAGCAGCTTTTGAACCGCCGCTGCACCCTTCCCCGGCACAAACAAGTCCTCTTCAAACTGCTTTGCATCGTAGGTTTCCGGTTGCGGCTGCTGAACATTCGCTGGACGCGGCGCAAGCACGCTGCCTAATTCCTTCAATCCCTGCGAAAGCGCCGCAGTCGAATCTTTGCCGCTGAGCAGAGCTTGATATTCTTCTGCGCTCAGTTCAACCTTTGCTGGTTTTGCCGCAGCCTCCGCAGCAGCAGCTTCCGCAGCTGGATCAGGCGCTTCCTGCCCATCTTCCAGCGTCACAATCTCCATATCTCCGTCATCCGGAGCCTCGAATTCAATCTCAGAATCCGACATCCTCTGCCTCCATCAAGTCATTTTGCACTTCCCCTTCCTCCTCAGTAACCTTCTCAAACTTCTCCAAATCCATACTCGCAAATTCTTGCGCCAATCCCCAAAGCTGTTCTAACCCAAGCAACACCCCCTGATTAATCCTGATCGTTTTTTCATCGCTGCCGACACTCAAAGCCAACGCCTGCGCCGGTTTCTCAACCGCCGTCACCATCTTCGCCAGCAGCTTCGCCCCTTCAGTCCTCGGCGCAAACTGTTGATAGCTTAGCACCTCTTCCTTCGTAAACTGAACTCCATTAAACTCCACCTAATCCACCTCCCATTTCGCCTTGCCCTTGCCCTTGTCCTTGTCCACCTTCTAGCGGCATCTGCGCAGCAGGCGGTGCCCCAATCTGCGGCGCTCCCTGGAAAGCTCCCACCATTCCCTGCATCATATCCAGCATCTTGTCCATCTGATCGCTGCTCGGAACATAATTCCCAACATCGTAAATTCCAAAGAACTTAAATATCTGTTCAACCAGCTTGGAAGATCCAACCATGATCCTCGCCAAATACCCCCACATTTCCGGCGCAGCCTGCTTCATCTGCTGTCCCTGTGGCCCGTAAAGCTGCATCGCCAACGGAATCGTCTCCTTCGAGAACTGCGCGTAAATCTGAGTCATACTCAGCATATTCATTCTCTGCTGTTCATACGTTCGATCGCTCTCAGTAGTTCTAACCGTAAATCCCAACCTCATCGGAACTTCGCCTATCGGCATATTGAGCGCTTCAGCTAGAACAGCCTGATCCGCATCGCTAAGGCGCATCGCAGTCTTCTCTCTCGCAATAACTCTTTTCTTATTCGCAACGCACTGCATCCAAACTAGCATCCCAATCTGGCCTATCGCATTCCTAAGCCCACTCTGAACAGATCCCAAGATCGAATCGCCAGTCTGCATTCTCATCGCCTGCCCGGACGCCGTATCTCGCGTTCCTAATGTCGAATCCGCGAACCCCATCTGCGTTTCGCTCAATCCAGTCGCCCGCATCCCGTACTGCATTCCCTGCCCTTCTGCCTGCAAGCTGCTCGGATAGACATCACCCAGCGGCACCGCATTGATATCTTCTCGCGGATTATCAAACTCCCACATTGCTCCCGGATAAACCTCTCTTTTAGCCCCAAAGCCATTCCCCTTCTTAACCGCAATAATTTTCATATTCGCAATCTTCATATTGTCATTCCGAAGATTATGAATACTCGTTACTTCGCTCTGCGCACTCTCTGTCATTTGCCCAGTGCCTCTTCCAGCCAGCGCCCTCGCCCTATGCACATACTTCGCATTGACCAAGAACCGGCTTCCAAGGCTGTTATACTGTTGCTTCAAAATCGTCTGGCTTTCAAAATGAACAGTAAGAAACAAATCCACCGGAACACCATCGCCGTCAACATCCCAGTAAACCCAAACCTCACTAATATCAAACAACGCCATCGTCTCGCCCGAATCGAAAGTCTCAGCCCTCTGTTGCTGCTCCTCCGTGTCCGTAGGACTCGTTCTTTTATTCGCCAAAACCTTTTCAACAGCCTCGGCATCATAAATTCCTTTGCTCGCTCTCTCTTTCAATTCGACTTCCGTTATCGGCATATCCAGCGCGATCCACGGCAGCCTAGAAATCGACGAAACGCCTCTTCGATACTTCACATTTTCCAGCGGAAGCACAGAAACCAGCGGGCCGTCATGGCTAATAACCTCGCTACCTTCGCCGCCATCATTTGATTTTACCTTCCAACTCTGGATGTCATATCCAACCTTAGCGAAACTCCCGCCAGTCAACACAGTCTCATCAACCAAGTCCGCGACAACCGCTTGCATATCCAAATCGTTGGGGCTCTTCGCAAGCAAGTTCAGATATTTCTCAATAACCTTTATTTTATCTTGCTCAGTTTCATCCGCACGCAAACTTCCTACCGTCCACAGCGGATCTCTTGCATCAAACGTTCCCTTCACTTTCGCCGCAATCGTCTGCGTAATAGTCTGCGTAACCGGCACGGTCACATTGCTCGCATTCTTAAACGGATGATTCTTCGGAGCATTGTTTGCCAGCGCTTCCATGTTGTTTCGCCACAGAATAATCTTCTGGTTCCTGGCCTCCATTTCCGTTGTAGCCATGTCGTACTCTTCCTTCAGAGTCGCCATAAGCTCCGACGCCATCGTCTCATCCAGAATCTCAAGCCCTCTCTGCGCCTCCAGTTCGGCGTCATCCTCTACAACCTCGATATCAACCGCATCGCTCATACTTCCCTCCGATTTTCCTTGACAAACATTCTATGTTCCAGTATACTGACACTATCAGCCTAACGGCTGCTGTGGGTCAGCGCTGGCGTGGACTCATCATTCATTTTTGGGAAGGTTGATTCTCTTAACTGAGTCTCAGCCTTCCCTACCATTTTTCTTGACAAGTCCTTACCTCCTATAGTACACTGTCTTTATCGCAAACGCAAGTTAGCGGGTACTTAACCAAGGCAAAGAGGGAGGCGCCTTCGGCGCCCCCTCCAGCCGCCAACCATGGGCGCTCGCCCTTCCTACTTAAATTCCGGATATTGTTCAACAAACTCGCGCGTCATTCGCAGACCGTTCGCTTTATAAACGTTATCTTTTTCGTCCCACTTGAACAAGATATTAGTCACGCTCGGTAGTCGCGATTCCACTTCGTTGCTTTTGCGCCAAAGTTGCTCCCACATCTCAATGTTACTTAAACCTGCGTAAGGATCGTGTGGAAAATATACAATCCATGCAAGCTCAAGTTGTCTGCGTAGTCCTTGAAGAATCTCCTTTAGCCTATTCATTTCGCTCGGATACATCATTGCCTCCTTAATAGCCCATCGCTCCCAGACTCACCGCCGCAGCCTCCCGCTCTTCGTAAGCCTCTCTGACCGCGACCCTCTCGCCTTCATCCATCGGACGCTGAAGATACACAATTGCCTTCTCGCTTTCATCTAGCACATCGACCCTAGTATCACTCATCGGAAAGATCCTAAGCTCCTCTCTAAACTCCTTATCCGCTCCGCGAACCAACCAAATCTTCTCACGGGCTAAGTTCGGCCCCAAAGCGACTCTGATCCTAGCCTTCTTATCACCCTGCGCCAGCACCGCTTCCAACGGCAAATACTTCTTCCTAATCTCCATTTCTCTTTCGATAACCGGCTTCACGATCTTCTGGAATGCGTTCGCTTCAATGAACACCTTCCGAACCAGTCCTCCGAAAAAGTCATAGCCATCGAAAATATGGTCAATGCTTTTGTAGATATCAAAGAAACCAACCTTGCACCAAAGCCTATACTTATTCCCGTCCCAATCTTGCGCCCAAACCGCAATCGAAGATCGGCACGTCTTCGCGTTGGCGCCCTTCTCCGTCGCAGCCAAGTCCGTCGTCAGCACAAGGTCGCAATCCCTTAGCCTGATGTCGCCTTCATCAACCTCATCGCTGAAGTTGTCGATGCCCTTCCTAATCAAAAATTCCTGTCTATCCTGATCAAAGAAAAGCTGTGCCTCTCCAGGGTTCGCATCCACAAACTCAGCTAAGCCAGCCCTGGTTGGACTGTTGTAATAGTTCAACATCGCCGCTATCGGATTCGTCCGAACCAGATCGTCAAGATGCTTCTTATCCATTACATCCGGGCGAAGATAGAAGCCATCCTCTTCGACCAGCCTATAGTAAACATCCCACAGGCCGTCCTTCGTCGGTTGAAGATCGCCCTTTTGCCAGCCTTCAACGGACGCGCAGCTTTTGTAAACATCCTCGTAGCAGTCGTCCATGGCGTACCTAGTCGCGGCGCCAAGTTCCCGACTCGCCAAAGTCAACCGAAGGGCGCTCAGGTTTGTTCCCCACCACTTCTTAGCAGTCAGCATCATCGCATTAGATTGATATCCAGAATCAACAGAATCCAAGCCGACAAGATCATCCAGCAGGATCGTCGAATAATGTCCACCCTCTGCTGCACCCGTCAGCCCGAAGCATTTCAGCGTCGGCGCAGCAAGATGTCTCGTCCGATTCGGAAGGACTAGTTCGCCGGTCGTTACCTTGCCTTTCTTTCCAGGTATGTACTCCGGATAGAACTCCTTTATAAGATCGTTGTTGACGAAGTTCTTTTGGATCGTTCCTACAAATTCCTCGGCCTTATCGGAAATCGCATTCACGATAATCATCTGTTCATCAGGATCACGCAGCAGATCGAAGGTTCCGCCGCCAGTCGTATTCACCCTGCTCTTGCTGAAGCCTCGCGGCATAAACATAAAAGCCTGCGCACCCGCCCGCAAGCATTTCTCGCTCTGTCGGAAATTGCACATATTCAAACTGAGCGGATCATCCAGAGCCTGATACGGCCCGAACGGAGCTAGGATGCTGTTTAGCAGGAAATAGAGGCTAACGAAACCTAGTTCGCGAATTAGGCCATGCGCTTCCTGGTTCGGATTGAAGTTCGCTGAAGCGGCTTCAGTGAGAATTTGTTGAAAGATTTTAGCAGCAGCAACCGGGTCTTCAAAGTGTGGCGCCTTCGGGTGCGGCGAAATCAAGTATGGCCCAAGGAAGTACGGTGCGCCAGCAAGCATAGGCTATGTTTCCTTCTTGTTTTTAGCGAAAAGAACACATCCAAATGGCCTATTGACTATGGATGAAACAGCTTGGCATGTTGCACAAGGGCGAGTGCTCCACTGATGCGGGTCATTTTGCAAAAGTCTAAGTACTGGATGCAAAAGAATTTCCACAGCCGCAGAAACTTCTTCTTTAGTAGATTCACACATTAGACAAAACCTCCTTCTTCTTGAAGACGTACAAAGAATAGCCGACCAAATCTGGAAGTCCTTCGATTGGTTCGTGTCTTATCAGATCAAAGCCTTCGAAGTCTTTCGGATCGATCGGCATAATATAGCCATTGCTTCCTTTTGTCCATTCAGCGCAGATCAAATACTTCTTCGTTATTTCATGAAGGCGTTTGAAGATAAATCTATCTTCCGGATGAATGTGCATAAGAACAGCCATTGAAAAAACGACGTCAAAGCCACCTGAATCTTTTAAGAAATGAAATTCCTCGTCCAATGCACCAACAAAACCGATGAAGCTATATATCCTTTCTTCAGCTTTAGCGATTGCTTTTGGGCTTATATCAATTCCGGCTAAATTGCGAAATCCTTCAGAACTTAATGCTACAAGATTTGACCCCGCATTACAGCCTATTTCAAATACACTATCACGCAAACTTGCATATTCCTTAATTATCTTTGCAATCCAGACGCGCCTCGATCCGTTGTCTAGGTAAAGAGGTTCGGTTTCTTTCCAGCGGCGAAGGACTTCGGATTTAGGAAGCATCAGCACTTTCCTTTCTTCGGCGAACGCTTTGTCTTAGCTTGTCCCAGCGGCGCACGGAGTGCGCCAGTGGGTTCGGTTTCCTGCGCAGTCTCTGAGCCAACTTCTACGAAACCGTTCGCGGTAAACTGCTTGGAAACTGAGGGAAAGCCGGGAAGAGGAAAGATGGTTTCAGATTCTTTCTTTTTCATTGTTTCTCCTTTGGGATGGCGATACGGACGGATGGATAGTCTGAAGAGCTTTTCTTCTTCTTGATCTTGGTTTCGGGTTCGAGGGCAGAGCGAATGTGCGCGTAGGGATCAGCAGAAGCATCGTCCGTAGCCAACGGCGCACCCTGCGGGTGCACCCCTGCGTAAGCTGCGGCAGACTGGATGGCTGCCTGGGCGAAGGTGGAGAGACTGTTGATGAGGCTTGCCATGGCTTCGGCGGGGATGGCAGACTGACCGCCTGCGGAGAGTTCGGATGCTGTCGCAGGGCTGATATCGAGGATCTTGGAGGCTGCGCCTAGCTCGACCTTTTCGTTGCCGGAGTCCATGAGGGTTTTGAGCTTGTCGATCGCTCTGGGCGTTGCGGCAAGAAGCTGCCGCTGAGCAAGGTCCTTGGCGGCAGGGACAGAGAGGCTAGCGGCGGTTGAAGAAGCCAATGTTGAATCGAGGATTTCGGTGTCTTTGCTGAGGCGATCCAGAAGTGAAGCAGGATACGGCAAGGGGCCTCCTTAAAGAAAGGATTGTCTGCGGCGCACGAAGTGCGCGACAGGGTCAAGCTCGGGCTTTGAAAGAAAGAAGGACTACGCACGCCGGTTGCTGCCGGTCTATTAAGGCAAGGCAAGAACCCCTACTTGAAGTCCTGCGTAGTCCTTCGATTGCCGGTATAGGATTCTAGTTCGGATTCCCGGCGCCGCTTTCGCGGTTCTCATCTAGCGCCTTGAAGTCAGGGTCGATCCAGTCTCCCATGGGGAGACCTCAGCGATCCATCGCAAGGGCACTAAAGATAGAATAACGGAAAAGGAAGAAGCTGTCAAGGTTTGGTGTTGAATGGTGGAACTAAGGAAAATGACAGAAAAGTGTGGAAGGGGTTCTCCCACCCGCGCTGAGCCGTTTCCCAAACCGGGTACGGCCTGCCTTGCCTTGCCCTTCCTCGTCGCTCTGGTGGCGAATTTCGCCTATGTCTATGCCTGTTGATCCTTGTGGTATCGCGCGGTATCGCGCAGGCGTGGACTCGGCGCTCTTCCTTCGCCCTCGGCGCAACGCAGTTGCTCAGTCTTCAGCATTATGTATTAGTTTTGATATATAGTTGTTCCACTAAAATCTGACGCGCCGAGGTTCTGACGATTTTGCCGTTTGCGTGTAAACACACGCAGCATGACTTATTTAGTCATATAGTAAAATTATGACATAAAAAGGGTAAAAATATGACATGGCACGAAAAACACTTTGTCTAAAAGCTCTAAAGGTTATGATTATGTCTAAGTTCTACAAAATATCCTTATCTATTTCTTATCTATTATTTATCTATTTATTATTTATTATTTATTATATATATATTATATATAAATATATATAAGATATAGAGATAAGATAAGGAATGATGCAAAAGAGCAAAATGCTGAAGAGAAAAAGTCTCCCAAAAAAAAAAGACTCGGGGGTAATTTGCCCCTTTTCCCAAAACCTCTGTAATTCCATACAGCATATACCTTTATTCAATTTCCTCAAAAATAAATTCATAGTAGGCTCCTTCAAAGACATTTTGGAGATAATCGCTCCAAATCCTTTCACCACAACGCTTTACAAAATTAAAATTTGCCACCTCCAAAAATAAATTCATGTAGAATATATTTTTGACATTTCTTCCATTTCCACACATCCTGGACATTTTAGACAAAAACTTTAATCCAATACTAACACAATCCTCACAAATCCAAAATCTCTATTCCACGCCTTCCTCACCCTGTCAACAAAAATAATCTATGTTCCATCTCTTGACACTTTGCTTCCTATCCCTTATCCTTTCCTCATCGGCGCATAGAACGCCTTTATCCTTATCCCTGGAGGTCCCCTATGTCATGGCTCATCGTTACCTGGTTCCTCGCTTTCGGTTACGTTCCTCAGCAATATGAAAGCGTTTTTGATTCTACCATAGCTCTCGAATCTTCCCGTCCCGCCACCGTTGCACAACTTGGCCTAAGCCTTAATGCTTGGAAGCGCCTAACCATATCAACCGACATCGAAAATTTTCAATATATGAACGATCCGCTTTCCTACGCTCCCTTCCGCGTTGACTATTCGTTTTCGATCGAATACCGTCTCAATCCTTCCTTAGTCATCATAGCTTCCCACGAATGCGATCACGTTATAAAGAACGGAAGCGCCGTAGACGGCTACGAATCCCAGGAAACTAAGATACTCGCCAAACTTTCCGGCCAAACAAATTTCTAAAAATCGTATGTTCCAGCCCTTGACACTATACCAAAACGGGTTTTTAATAGAAGCATAAAGCGCCTCCTTCCACGCCGGCGCTGCTCACTAAGCCCTAGGCTTAGCATCTTTAGACAAGGATGGTTAATATGAAGCGTTTAGTTTACAAGGAGATTGCCCAATGTCTTAACGGATTCGGTAAGATGACCCAAGATATACAAGACAAGCGCGATGATATTCTCGATTATATCGAAAAGAATATACTTCCTAGCGGATCGGGATTCGATAATGGATGCAAAATACTGCGCGAAGCCTTCAAGGAAAAAATAACTCTTTCTTTTGAGTATCATCATATGGACGCTATGGGTGGATATTGTGGCTGGACATATCATACCGTCATAATAAAATCATCATTATTATTCGATTTAGATATCCGAATAACAGGAAAAGATGCAAACGGAGATAAAGACTATTTCTATGACGTATTTGGCGATGTTCTTATGAAAGAATTATCCGAATACGATATCAACTACATAGCGTCGTTATTTAGGCAGGTTCCCAAATGACCGGCCTCCTCGGCGCCCCGCTTCCCATCGCCTACGATCGCCGTCAATTTTCCGCACAATCCGACATGCCCGCGCCCTGGCTTGCGCAACTTGCCATTGAAACTAAGGCGCCCTCAGACTACGCGCGCCGTCAAATAGCCTTCGAGCATATGCTCGCCGCAGCGTCGCTTGATGATAGCGACTAAAGGAGTCTGCATATGACAAACAAGCAATATCGGCGTGAAATGTCCCTAGTATGGGACCGAGCACTATCGACGTACATGGAAGCATTCGACCACTACTCCAGAATAAGAATAGCAAAGACTCTAAACTACATACGGTTAAGATTTATAAACGGCGAAATATATCAACGTTAAGTGCGCTTCTATTAGCTCCCTTTTGGGAGCCTATACAATCGCATTAAGCGATACATTTTTATGAGGAGGTTTTAGAAATGAACAAAGTGACAGAATATTATGAAAGCGTAGGCGATACACTGGACGGACCGCAAGCCGAGCGCACATATCGTGCGGCTCAAAATCACCTTATCCCGTCAATGTCGGGGTATATGGAAGGATTAAAAAGGCTCCAACAAAAAATAATAGACTCTATAAAATAGGCACATTATCCTATCCGCTCCCACAGGGCGGACTGGACAACGCGCCTAGCGTGTTAATCTTGCAATGGAGGTTTTATATGCTTGCCAGAAAGGAAAAAATCGCTCTTGTGGAAACGCTATGCGATAGCGTAAAGGCTAAAATAATATCAGAAATAGACAACATCCCAGAATCATGGGACGGCTTCGAAATTCGGTGGTATCTTCAGGACGCATTTTCGCATGAGGCAAGATTCGGAATTTCCAACAGGAAGCGCCGTAGCTCATATCTAAACGACAAATATACTAAAAATTTACAATATTAGTACCATCATCCTAGCCGCCTATCTTTAGACGGCCTGGACGATTGCACTATGCAATCTATCTTTATGAGGAGGTTTATTTATGGGCAAGATCGGACCCTTTACTCTTTCAGAGCCTACGCGCTCAAAAACCGGCATTGACCACGTTTCACAGCGTTTCACTCGCTCCATTGGCGGTCGCCGTATCTTCGATGGTCCAGTCCATCTGTACTATATCGACGGGCGAATCCGTTCGATCGTATCCGCCGGCATCATGCTCACGCAAGCGAACGCGCACACGTTCGCCGACCGCGCCTATTATGGCGGTATACCGGCCTACCTGGACGCGGAAGAATTCGAGGCGGCACAATGAAAACATTAGAAGAAATGATAGACGAATTTTCGGTAATGAAGGCCGACCAATTCGATACATGGGAAGGGCCGGAAGAATGGTATGCGGTAATATCTCCGATGGGAATAGAGGCATACTTTGGCCAAGAGTCACACGCTTTAGCATTTCGTTTAATGCTTATTAACATGGCATTAAATGGAACCGAATGCGTAAAGGACTATATATGATCATCGATCAATTTCGCGACTGTGGCCGAAAGCCCTCAGAAATCGACGACTTAAAAATCCGCGCGCGAATAGATGCAAATGCATCGCAATGCGCTACTGACTATGAGACTTTCGAGAAATTCCGTCGCCGTTCTAATACGTACGCCCGCAAGGCGTTCGAGCTCGAAAACAATCAACGGAGGTTAGGGAAATGAGCAATAAAACCGACCGAATGTATGCACGTATCCGCGAGCATGGCGAAAAGCTATTGAAGCTTTTCCCGAATGCGTCAATAAAAGAGCCGGTACTATTAAGCAAGCGCGCCTTTGCAATGGAGCGTCTTGTCCATCAGGCCGAATGCGACGATTGCAACGGACCGCCTCAAGGCTTTCGCTCTGAGGAAGAGCAAGCGCTATGGCAAGAAAAAATCGAATGGCGCGAAGAGCGAACGCGGATCAATTTTAAGAGACTTTTCGGCGTTCCGCTCGAATATCCATTTTTTATAAACGGCGATCCGCGCGGCTATACCCTCAAGGTAAAGGACGATTACATGCGCGAGCATTCCGTCGACCTTCCGCGCGACTGGGGTGGATATGGAATTATTGCGCCCGATCTTACGGAGGACGAATGAGCGATCAAGTAGCCTATAACGTCTATCTCGGACGTAAATTGATCGATACTGTATTCGGAAGCGCTCCGCGTGATAATGAGGACATGCGAAAGTCGCTTGTAAATCATGACGGGTATGATCCTAGTATCCGCGTAGTGACGCCTCGCCGGAAGATGGAAACTGAATACGAAATACAAGGCAACTACGGTCAAGGCTGGGAGTGCGAAACAACGGAAATTGATTTTGACGAAGCTAGGAAAAGACTAAAAGAATATAGATCAAATATGCCGGAATACGCGCATAGGATTCTACGTCGCCGTGTTCCAATAAGCGCGCGAAGCTAACGGCTTCCGGCCTAGCTCACGACTAGGCCGCGCTATATCTCAGTTTAGGGAGGTCCTTATGGAACAGGAATACACGATTGTCAACGGTACAAGTTATCACGTCGAAACTCCGATAGAGGTTGTCAAATGGCTTGAAACATCTCGCGAACGAGGACAACGTATACGCGTCTTCTACGGCGATAATGGATACTGCTGGAACGACGAGCACGATAATATCGGAACCGTAAATCGATCAACAGGAACTCGCAAAGTTCCCTTACTCATCCATTCCGCCCGATGCTACGGCGGCGGCGCAATCCTGGACAACAAGATCGTACGCATCGACACCAAAGATTCAAAAGGCAAGATAACGATCGTCTATTCAGATCCTTCTATTCGCTTCGATACTTTCGTCTCGACCGATATTGGAACCGTCTACAATGAAACGAAAGACGAACTCTATGGAAGATGCAAAAACGCCGATGCAGGCCAAAGACTCGCGGCGTTCATGAATGGAAAAAGATGGACGAAATAACCGCACCGATGAGGCCGACTAGTAACCGGCCGAAATCCCCGCAAGGGGATATGCGGAAACTAAAGGAGGAACCTTGCCTAAAATGAAAGTAGTTGCTTCCTGCGGGAGCAACGGCGGAATAGAGGCTTTCGGAAAACTTGTCAATGATTATTTCTATGCAAAGTCATGGCAAGTCACGAATACCGAAAACGGCTGGAAAGCCTTCGATCCTATAATAGGAAAAGAGCTTTCCGAATTGGGCTTTATCCTGGTAGAAATCAAAGGCCGATACCAGATAAAGCGTATCCTAAACGAGCGCTGAGCATCGGCGCACGCACAGCGTGCCCTTAGCTCTGTCTCAATCTTCAGTAAACCGTATTAAGGAGGAACCGTGAGAAAGCGTGAATTTGCTGCTCTTCATATCATCGACGAGGAGTGGGGCCTTTACAGCCGAACGACAAAATCCTTCATAGCCTTCGGGACCGCTAAGGCTATGCGCCTTCTCTCCGCAGATCTCAACGAGGATGAAAGCGCATAAAGGAGGAGCGCTTTCGGCAGCAACAAGAGGAAAATCGCGCGGGTTCCGTGCGCCCTCGGGGAACCTTAACTATCTCTTATTTCTATCCTGGAGGAAACTATGGCAATATCTCCGAAAAAGGGCATAGCCCGCCTTCTCTCTTTCCTTTCCGTCGCCGCTCTCTTGCATCAACATCGACGAGGAAAATTCGTCGGAACCGGCAATCCGTCCGGCGAAGGTCGCTTCAATCTGAGCCGCCTTCCGCCCGCCTGGAAAGGCAAAGTACAGCGGCGCAAGAATCGAGGAGGAAAGAAAGCATGAGCAAAAGAAAAAATCGTTATCCCGTAGGAACGAAAGTTGATTTATTAACCGACGGCGCTTACTTCTGGGGTGGTTACGGAGCCAACTACACAGATGTTTATGGGATTATAGTGAGCGAATCAGACAGGCCGTGGGGGCAAGCCGTTCGTTTGTTTAAGCGCGCGGGTGATACACCATTTACATTAAGTGATGATGAAGAAAGCACTTGGTTCTTCTATGATGAAGAAATGCGACGAGCAAAGGAGCCAAAATCTTGAACAAAAAGCAAGCTAAACGTGCTCGTTCTGCTGCCTACAAGGAAGCCAAGCGTCAAAACCTCTGGAAAAAGCTTGAAGGCTACGTCTTCGAAAAGCGCTGGAGAAGGTTCCTTGCTTGGCTCTTTCCTAAGAAGCGCGCAGCCTTTGAAAAGTGGATCGCCGAAACCTATCGCGCGCAGCTTAAATCCTGGAGCAAAGAAGCCTACGAGCAAGCGCACGACAAAGAGCTTCAAGCCTTCCGTCGCCTTCAGAATAAGCGTGCACGCGCAGCGGCTTGGGAGCGATACAACGCCGAACAAGCTGCCTGGGAAACCGAACAAGCGCGGCTTAAAAAGTTGCCTGTTCGTAGCATCCTGAAAGAAATAGAGGAGGAAGAAGCCAATGCC